GCTCGACGCCGACAATCTTGTTCGGCTTTATGAGAGCGGAGAATCCATCAAGAAACTTGCCAAAGTATTCGGCTGTAGTCGCGGCCCAATTTATCGCATCCTCTGCGAATCTGGCGTCAATCTCCGCACCGCCAGTGAAGCAAACGTCCTCAGGATGCAGCGCGAAGGAGTTGAAGGACGCCGAAAGCTCACGCACGCGGCCCATGCCGCTGTTAGAGGCAGTCGCCGTAGCTTTGAGGAACTCTGTCAGCGCGCCGCCACTAAAGAGCATACCCAAATGCCCACAAGAATCGAATTGCGAGCGATTGAAATGTTCTTGGCTAAAGGAATCGAAACCATCTCCCAAAAGGCGATTGGACCTTACAATGTCGACATTGCCCTTGCAGTTTATCCCATCGCGGTGGAAATTTTCGGGGGACGCTGGCATGCTCACGGGAGACATGCGGCTCGTTTTAAGAAGCGCTTTGAATATATTGTCAATCACAAATGGATTCCCGTTATTATTTGGGTTTGTCGAGACTATCCGCTTGAAATCGGAGCAATAGATTACATCATCACCCTCTTGGAGCGCGCCTGCTTTGATGAACCCATTTGGCGTGAGAAGCATGTGATTCTCGGTAACGGACAATTCACTGCCATCGGCGAGAATAATCTTGACTATAATGCCCTCATAAGGGACTGACATTCCGGCAACGATATCCGGAGCCAAGACTTGTGTTCCAGTCACCACGCAGTTCGGATGGCGTGGAATCATCGGGAGAATTTTCTTTAAACTGAATATTTGGCCTTCCAGGCTTCGGCAAATCTGGCAAACTCGATTGTCGCCAGCCGTCTCCCATTCGGCCTGGACCCGGACGCCGAGCACGCCAGCGTTCTCGTATTCTTGAATCGTGGCGACGTGATGGGCGCGAATCACTTCGGTCCGGGCTAAAGTCCTGGCCTTGACAATTGCCTTTTTATCGAATGCTTGTTTATTAATCTGGCTTGCAATTCTCATGGGGCCTAATCCCTCGGCCATTCCCTGCGCCAGAATGCGAGATATATCCGCATCCATGGCATCCGTGATTCCTTTCAGACCACGGAACGTCCGGGAATAGATCACCCCCACTCGATCCACGTGGAACGGTTGAGCAAATACCGCGTTGATTCCGCCGGGGACCGCCGAAAGCGGTTCGACCGCGAATCCAGCTTTTACCAATTCAGACCGGCCCGTCACGATTCCCTGTTGATAGCTCGATTGAATGTAGGTATTTGTCCACGCCGTCTCAATCGCATCGCCGATCCGCTCGCCTTCTTCGATACCGAGAATCCCGGCATCGACTTGCTCTTGCAACCAATCCATGAAAGCGTCTATTTTCGCCTGGTCCGTCGGGAAATCGAATTGCCTAGCCCCAGCGTCGCGCAAGTCCCGTAAAATGATTACACGGCCATCACGGAGCGCCAGAGCGTCATTTACGGCCACGCTTCGACGGATAGTTCCCTTTAGCGCGCGGAATCGCTTGTTAAGATCTGCGATGAATCGACGGCGGATTCCTAGCGTTCGCGTCGGATCGTATTGGAAGACGCGGTTATAAATCGGCTTAGGGGCCGATTGATTATGGCAAGCACACGCTGTCATTAACCCCCCGGATCTTCTTCGATCTCCGGCGGAATAAAATCATTCACCCCCGGCGGCGGTTCGGCCGGCGGCATCGGCAGCGTCTCCGCCTCCCTCGCCGCCTTCTCCTTCGCCTGGCGTTTCCGTTTCTCCCGGACTCTTTGCCGTCTCGTTTTCTTCTTCTCTTTCATCTATTTCCCCCCTTATCATGATTTCGCTATCTTCGATTATATCTCGGGCCGCATCTTCATCGAGCCCGAATAGATGCTGAATCGCCTGATCTATCGGGATCACCGAATCAGCGCCCGGAGCCATCAGATATTTATTCAGCGCTTCTGATCGGATTCGGCCGACTTCGGCCTTTTCCTTATCGCTCGGGGTCCGGAGATCCGGCCAAATCACATTGTAATTACCCTCTTGTGGCTCGGGAAGCGCCTTGAATTTAATCAGGCGGTCGATGAATGGCCGAATCACTACCGGCTCGGCCCACTCCCGGCGTCGACCGGAAACATAATCATCCCAGTGTTCGGAATCCTGAGCGCCGGCGAGCCGACCTTCTTCGGTCCCGACCAGAATCCGGAGCGGGATATTCGTCGCCGCGGCCACGTCTTCAAGCTGTGCCTTCAAATGGTCAAGCGGATTGGCTATTTGCATCTCGATAGCTTTCAAATCGATTCCTTGCGTGAATAGCATCCGGCGAAGATTATTCTCGTATTCTTCAAGTTGTTCCCGCATTTCGGCCAAGCTCGGATCATCGATATCCCAGTTGGCGTCGGGGTCGATAGATGCTTGATATCCGGGTCGAGCGCCGCGCCAGAACATTTCCGCCGAGCCGCCGAGAATCTTCTCGATGTCTTTCAGCCGGTTATATGGTACTTGGAGTCGCGGCGTCCCGATCACTTCCGATTCGAGATTGTCTTCGACCAGGTGAATGATTCGGGTCCAGTGAACCTTTAGGCTAGTCTGCGACGTGATCTTTTGTGCCGTGGCCGTGGTCAACGTAGCCGGGCTAATCTGGTAAATCTCGGGCATTCCGAATCGTGGATCGGTAGCGTCTTCGTTTGTTTTATCGATGGTTGCGGCCGATGATCCATAACATTGGATATAATTCAATTTCGGCTCTCCTTGAACTGCCCGTTCCATATCTTCCCGCGTGTTCACGTCGGAAAAGCCAAGCACAATCACGGAGTATTCGCCGAAGCCAAGAAGCTTGTCGGCCCGGTTGAACTTATTCCAGATACGGAATTTATCGACGATCTCGGCCCACGCTTTCTCAAAAGTCGATTCATCGGTCTCCGGCGTATCCATGATTGTCGGCGGCGTGCCCCAGACCGCATTGCAAGGCGCGACGTTTACACGATACGGTATCCCTTCACGCCCGGCGATATTGCTGTAATCTTCATAAGTTGGGTCTTTCTTATATCCGAGCGCTTCGTATAAGTCTCTATCGCCGTCGTAGGATTCGCCGAGTCCGGAATAAAGTTGCGAGCGGCGAACCAGCGAAGCATTCAAGATTTTGATCCGCTCGACCGTGAGCCGGATCGCTTGCTTGTTCGTCAATTGCTTTTGTTCTGCCATTACTTATCCCTTATTTTGATTTGCAGATCTAATCCAAGCCACGCGAACCATATCACGTCGCCGTCGGGCCATGCCGGATAACGATCGACGCTCGGCCAGTATTGCCAGCCGCGCCAAGCCCACGTTATTTCGAGAACTTCCATTCATTTTTCCATAACCATTTGATGAAGCGTTTTCCATCCACGGCAATTTTTACATTGATAGCGATTAAAAGTATCATCCCATTCTCCGCGATCGAATTCATCGCAATTGCAAACGAGATATGGCTTCGGATTAAAAAATAAATCTAATGTTTCTTCAATAAATCCCATCACCACGCTCCCACTCTCTTTCCCGTCGCCAAGTAATTGAACGCTCCGCTCGATGCGTCGATCTGGTCTTTGAATCGCCCGAGCGGGAAATAGCGCATTTCTTCAACGTAATCGTTCAGCCACGGGCCATTCACAATTCCGACGTTCCCGGCGTTTACTTGGACGCTGAAAGGATCGGCCCGGAAAGTCTTGTCACCGCTTGGCCGATCAGCCTTGGCCTTGAATCCCGCAAGGTTCCGAATCGTGGACTCGGCCGATTCCTTGCCGCCTGAGCCGGGTTCCTGCTCGACCATGATCATGCATTGACGGCCGGCAAGCTCGGCTTCATCCCAGATGATCCGCTCGCGTTCGCTAGATTCCCATTGACCGCGAACTACCTTGACGATCACGAATCGGGGCGACGTTCTCATTTCCCACATTTGAACGCCGACGGTAAAGGCACCGGCCCCAGCGGTCCCGGCTTTATCCCAGTACATCACCCGACGCCGGACCGCGCCGCTCGATGGCGGCGTGGTCAAGATCTTGAGATTGTCCGGCTTGAACATGCCGCCGCCGGCCGGGACTGGATTCTGTAGCACCTGGCCGCTGAATCCATATTGGCCCAGCTCGGCTTCCATATCCTTTAACACGTCCGATCCCATCCGA